CGATTGAATACAATGTTCCTATATTCAGCGCAACACAAACTAATCGTGCAGGATATTCAAATACTGATGTTGATTTGGAAAACACTTCAGAATCGTTTGGATTGCCTGCAACTTGCGATTTCATGTTTGCTCTTATATCTACAGAAGAACTTGATGAACTTAATCAGATAATGGTGAAACAATTGAAGAATCGGTATAACGATAAAGCAAAGAATAGAAAGTTTATCGTTGGAATCAACCGAGCAAAAATGAAATTATTTGATGTTCAGAAAGAAGATCAAGGATATATTGCCGAGAGTGGTCAAAAGAAAGAGGATTTCTTCTCAAAGGAAAGAAAGCAAACTCCAAATTTCAAAGACCAAAAGAAGTTTGATTCTTGGAAGATATAATGTCAACTTATATAGACAAAAAATACATTAATATGGTTTCTTCTCTTTTGGAGAAATTCAAATGGAAGAAAGACAATCTTGCAAATTGCCGATGTCCTCTGTGCGGAGATTCAGACAGAAGCAAAATAAAAGCAAGAGGTTATTTCTTTAAAAAGGGAAATGATTTCTTCTACAAATGTCATAATTGTGGTATAGGTCATAATTTGCATAATTTCTTAGAGAAGATATCTCTACCATTATGCAAAGAGTATGCTTTAGAACGATATAGATCCGGCGAAAACGGTAATTCTAATTTCAAGAAGCCTGAAAAAGAAGAAATATATCCATTCACCTCTGATATCAAGTTTGATAGCTTAAATAATTTCAAATCTGCAAAAAACAATGTAGATGATGAACATATTTCTGCTTTCATACAAGAAAGACAAATACCGGAGAATAGATTTTGTGATATAGGATATACTGATGATTTTGGCGCATTTGCAAAACAATTTCAATCCCATTATAGTTTAGCACAAGAAGAACGAATTATCATTCTGATTCGAGATAAAGATGAAAATATAATTGGAGCTCAAGGAAGAACACTTTCTAAACTGCCAAAGAAAAATGTCCCAAAGTATATTACATTAAGAAAGACAGAAGATACTAAATTAATCTATGGTATTGATAGACTAAATCAAAGAAAACCATTTTATATAGTCGAGGGGCCAATAGACAGTATGTTTGTTGATAATTCTGTTGCGTGTTTGGGTAGCAGCGGATTTATTGACATGGCAAAAGAATATCCAAAAGGAATATTCATTTTGGATAATGAACCAAGAAATAAACAAACTGTTGAAATTCTTTTGGAACTTGTTAAAATGGGGGTTAATGTTGTTATCTGGCCATCCACTTGCAAAGAAAAAGATATAAATGAAGTAATGAAGAAGCAAGGGAAAAAATATATGGATGCAATACTACAGAATTGCGTTTATTCAGGATTGAAAGCGGTTTTAGAATTTCATAATTGGAAAAAATGCAATGTCTGAAGGAAAAGATGATTATTTGCTGACAAGAGCCGTTGCTGAATTTGGACTCAAATTTGCAGAATATGTAAATGAAATGAATCCCGATTTGTGGCGAAGAGCTATTGATTACGCAAAGCATTATACAAAAGTTGATGGTATAGAATTTAAAGATGTGAAAAAGGAAAAATTAAATGACACATATGAAGATTAATGTTTTGGATTCTATTGGATTTGTACAGTTTGTATCTTGCATGGGCGACGATCTCACCGTTGTAAATGCAGCAAGAGTATCTTTCAATAAAGAAAGTGAATGGGAAGAAGTTAACCATGAAGGCGATGGCATACTTAGTGAAAAAGATATAAAGTTAATTAGATATCTTGCAAAACATAAACATTGGACACCATTTGCACATCCCCAAATTACGCTACGAATTAAGGCGCCAATTTTTATTCGCACTCAACTTTTCAAACACAAAGTAGGATTTGTCGAGAACGAAGTATCGCGCCGTTATGTAAGTAATTCACCAGAGGTTTATATGCCTCGTTGGCGAGGCAAACCAACAAACGGAGCAAAGCAAGGTTCTGAAGATTTTATGCCAATCGATGATTCGTATAACACAGTCAATCGTAATTATCAATTTACAGTCCGAGAATCACTCCGCACATATGAAGAACTACTTAATAAAGGCGTTGCACCCGAGCAAGCGCGTTCTGCTCTTCCACAAGGAACATATACCGAGTGGTGGTGGACAGGATCTCTATCGGCATATGCCAGAGTATATCATCAAAGAAGCGATTCCCATGCACAATGGGAAGTACAACAATATGCACATGCCATTGGGCAAATAATTGAACCTTTGTTTCCAGAATCTTGGAAGGTTCTTACTGCTAAGACCACAACTTGACCATACATATCTTACCAACTTTAACAGGAGAAAAAATGAATACTGATATTAAATTGCCCACTCTTTACCAAGAGTTTATACACCTTTCTCGTTACTCGCGCTGGCTCGAATCTGAAAAAAGAAGAGAAACCTGGCAAGAAACTGTTAAGAGGTATTTCGATTTCTTTGAAAATCATTTGAAGGAAAAGCAAAAGTTTATTCTTTCAAAGGAATTGAGAAGCGAATTAGAAACATCTGTTTTGAATTTAGAAATCATGCCAAGCATGAGATCTTTAATGACAGCAGGCGAAGCACTTGATCGTGACAATACAGCGGGATATAATTGCTCGTATGTTGCAATCAATCGTGTTCGCGCATTTGATGAAATACTATATATTTTAATGTGTGGTACTGGTGTGGGTTTTTCTGTAGAGAGACAATATGTAGAGAAGTTGCCGACTATCGCAGAGGAGTTTACTAACAGTGAAACCACTATTGTTGTCCAAGATAGTAAGGCTGGCTGGGCTAAAGCGTATAGAGAACTTGTTTCCCTTCTTATTGGAGGTCAGGTTCCTAACTGGGACATCTCAAAGGTTCGTCCTTCTGGCGCAAGACTTAAGACATTTGGTGGTCGTGCATCAGGTCCAGGGCCACTCGAAGATCTCTTTAGATTCACAACTGATACTTTTAAGAAGGCTTCAGGAAGAAAACTCACTTCCATCGAATGCCATGATATCGTATGTAAGATTGCAGAAGTTGTCGTGGTCGGAGGTGTGCGACGATCAGCACTTATATCACTTAGTAACCTCACTGATGAACGAATGCGGGATGCAAAGTCTGGGGCTTGGTGGAACGACAATCCACAGCGCGCACTGGCCAACAACTCCGTTGCCTATAAAGAAAAACCAGACATGGGCATCTTTATGGAAGAATGGGTATCTCTTTATAAGAGCAAGAGTGGCGAACGTGGCATCTTCAATCGTGAGGCTTGCAAAAAGACTGTTGCTAAGTTAGGCGATAGACGAGATCCAAATTATGATTTCGGTACAAACCCATGCTCCGAAATCATTCTACGCGACCGTGAGTTCTGCAACCTAACAGAAGTCGTTGTAAGAGCAGAAGACACAGGAGAGAGTCTTGCTCGTAAGGTCCGCTTAGCGACGATCCTAGGTACGTTCCAAGCGTCTTTAACGAACTTCCCCTACCTCTCAAGTGAATGGAAGAAGAACTGCGAAGAGGAGGCTTTGCTTGGTGTTTCTCTTACAGGCATTCTTGACAACGAAAATATGACAACTGATGTTATTCGTCTGGAGAAGGGATTGATAGAACTGAAGGAATTGGCAATCAAAACAAACAAGGAATATGCCAAGAAGATCAATATCAATCCTGCCGCAGCAATTACTTGTGTCAAACCGTCTGGAACGGTTTCACAATTGGTTGATGCCGCATCAGGAATCCATCCTCGTCACAGCGAATACTATATTCGTACCGTTCGTGCCGATCAAAAGGATCCTCTATGCAAGATGATGATTGATATGGGATTCCCATACGAGAAGTGTGTAATGAAACCCGATTCAGTTATGGTATTCTCCTTCCCGACCAAATCGCCAGAAGGATGCTCCACCCGTAACGATCTCTCTGCCCTAGATCACTTGGCACTTTGGTTGACTTATCAACGATTCTGGTGTGAACATAAACCAAGCATCACCGTAACAGTTCGTGAGAACGAATGGATGGAAGTTGGTGCATGGGTTTACAAGCACTTTGATGAGATTAGTGGTATTTCATTCTTGCCACATAGCGATCACAATTATCGTCAAGCACCCTATCAAGAGTGCAGCAAGGAAGAATATGAAGCACTCTTTGCTAAGATGCCACGGAATGTTAATTGGGGCGATCTGGTCAAGTACGAAAAGGAAGACAAGACTTCCGGTACTCAGACATTTGCTTGCAGCGGAGACAAGTGTGAATTGGTTGACATTTCGGCATAAATTTGCAATTTTGTAAATTAGGCATATAAATATTTTAGACCTCGAAGCAGTCGTGAATCGCACCCGAAGTAGATGGATTCACGACTGCTCGGGGCACGATAAATATCTGTATGATAATAGCAGGTATTGATTATAGTTTAAATGGGCCAGCAATTTGTATCACCGATACCAAGTATCCTTTTTCTTTTAATAAATGTTCTTTCTACTTCTTGAGTGATGTTAAGAAAAATGCCACAACATTTCTTACGAACATTCATGGAGAGAATTTTGAAGATTATGATGAGGAATGCGAAAGATACGACACCATATCCGATTGGGTCATGCGTGTTTGTATGGGATGTGAACAAATTGCATTGGAAGGATATGCATATGGGGCACAGGGAAGAATATTTCACATAGCAGAAAATACTGGTGTATTGAAATATAAAATATATCAACAAAGCATACCCCTTACAATTTTTACACCATCTGAAATTAAAAAATTTGCAACAGGTAAGGGAAATGCAGATAAAGAAAAGATGTACGATTCTTTTATTTCAGAAACCAATATTTTACTTAAATCTACAATAACACCGGACAAGAAGGGTATTTCTAGTCCGGTGTCTGATATTGTAGATTCTTATTATATTTGTAAGTATTTACGTTCTAAGTTAAACGAATCTTCTTCTTTTTGAGTTGCATTTATGGCGTATTTGGTTGTGTTGGATCTTGAACTCCATCCCCATCTTTATCTTTTTCATCTCTGACTAGACCGTCACCGCAAACTAT